CAATTTTATTGGGGAAATTATGACAGGTAGACCGCTATTTGATGTGAATTGGGATCAAGTGGATGAGTTGTGCGCTATTCAGTGTACAGGTGAAGAGATTGCAGGAGTATTAGGCTGTGATTATGACACGTTATGTAGGGCGTTAAAGCGTGAAAAAAACTGTTCTTTTGCGGAGTATTTTAGCCAAAAAGCCAGTAATGGCAAGATGAGCTTGAGGCGCACACAATATACAACCGCTATGGAGGGTAATCCTACAATGCTGGTTTGGCTTGGCAAAAATTGGCTAGGTCAGACGGATAAGCTAGAAACAGCAATTACTCAGCTTCCACCTATCGAGATCGAGTTGTATGCGGCTGAGTAAACCCCAAAGCGAAGTCTTTCGTGATGATACTCGATTTAGAGTCATGGTAGCAGGCAGACGCTTTGGCAAGACCCATCTGGCTATTGTTGAGCTAGTAAGACAAGCGTTGCTAGATAACAAAAGACATTGCTGGTATGTCGCACCAACGTATAAGGCAGCCAAACAGATTGCATGGGAATTATTGAAAGAGTTCTTACCTTTGGAATACATCGAAAAACGCAACGAAAGTGAGTTATCAATTAGGCTGCTTAACGGCTCCATGATCTCTCTCAAGGGTGCTGATAACCCAGACTCATTGCGTGGCGTTGGTCTCAACTTCATTGTGCTTGATGAGTTTGCAGATATGAAAAATACTGCATGGACTGAGGTATTACGCCCAACACTATCTGACAAAGGCGGCTCTGCTTTATTCATTGGATCACCCAAGGGACGCAATCACTTCTATGACCTATGGACTGATGGGGTGGATGGTCGAGATGAGTGGTCTAGCTTTCAGTTCACTACGCTTGATGGGGGTAACGTCCCAGAGAAAGAGATTGAGTCAGCAAAACGTGACCTTGATGAACGCACATTCAATCAGGAGTATATGGCTCAGTTTGTTAACTACTCAGGGATTATCTATTACAACTTTGAACGAGAGCAATCAGTGAAGAAATCAGAAGCGCACTCACTGATGCCGTTACATATAGGAGTAGACTTTAACATCAACCCAATGTCAGCCGTGGTGTTTATTAGAGACAAGAATGATCTTCATGCCGTAGATGAGATTGTCATACATGGGTCAAACACTGACGAAATGGCTGATGAGATTCACCACAGATACCCTAATCGTCCGATCACTATTTATCCTGATCCAGCAGCAAGGCAACGCAAGACAAGCGCAGGCGGCAAGACTGATTTATCCATACTAGAGAACGCAGGCTTTACAGTCAAAGTTAGGCCAGCACATACGCCAATCAGGGACAGGATAAACGCAGTCAACAGCAGGCTAAAAACTAAATCAGGTGATCGACATTTAATCGTTGATCCAAAATGCAAACACGTTATTAAGGGGCTTGAGAGACACACTTACAAAGAAGGAACTTCTCAGCCTGATAAAGATTCGGGGTTCGATCACATGAATGACGCTCTTGGTTATTGTGTGGATTATCTATTTCCAGTGCGTAAAGAAAGCACACAAAGAAAGCCAACTAGGTGGACATAATGGACAGTATTAGTAAAACGCATGATGTATATAATTTGAACGCCCCAAAATGGGAGTTCTTTTTGCGTTCATATATGGGAGGCAATGACTACCGAGATGGTGAATATTTGCTTAAATACATACTTGAAGATAAAACCGAATATCAAAAACGGCTAGACCTTACGCCACTGGATAACCATTGCAAAAACGTAATTAACATCTACTCATCTTTTATCTGGCGTTTACCTCCTACTCGTAACTTTGGAGACTTAGTTGAAGATCAAGCACTCAAATCGTTTTTAAAAGATGCTGATATGGACGGGAGAAGTCTTAACTCGTTTATGAGCGAGGCTCAAATGTGGTCAGGCGTTTATGGTCATGTTTGGTTAATAATGGATAAGCCTGCCGTAATTGCTAACACTCGCGCTGATGAATTGGCGCAACAGGTCAGACCTTATCTAACTTTGATCACGCCAGAAAATGTGTTTGATTGGAACTATGAGCGTTCTGCTAATGGACGTTATGAGTTGACCATGCTCAAGGTTAGGGAGTGGATAGACGATGATCGTTCTTTTTATCGCATTTGGGAAAAGGACACCATCAAAGGCTACGAAGTTATTGGTGAAGACGCTAAGTTGATCGAGAAAATGGATAACCCATTAGGGATCATTCCAGCCGTTTGCTTGTATGGCAATCGCTCACCTATTCGCGGAATCGGTCACTCTGATATTACCGATGTAGCGTATATGCAACGGGCAATCTATAACGAGCTTTCTGAGATCGAGCAGTTAATCCGTATAAGCAATCATCCTAGCTTAGTTAAATCGGTTGATACTGATGCAGGGGCAGGCGCAGGCAGCGTGATTGAAGTCTCTGATACTGACTCGATCAAGCCTTATTTACTCCAACCTAGTGGCGGCAACTTAGACGCAATCCGAGCCAGCATAACTGACAAGGTTGAAGCCATTAACCGAATGACGCATATGGGCGCAGTTAGGGCCACAGACGCACAAACTAAATCAGGCGTGGCATTGCAAACCGAGTTCCAATTACTTAACGCCAAGCTGTCTGAAAAAGCTGACTTATTAGAGTTGGCAGAGGAGCAATTATGGAACCTGTTTGCTATGTGGCAGGGAATCACCTCAGAAATTATGGTTGATTACCCTGATACCTTTGATCTAAGAGACTACGGCACTGAGCTTGAGTTCTTACAACGCGCCAAGGCTTCTGGGGTTAACAGCCCCACCTTTAAAAAGGGCGTTGACAAGGCCATTGCAGAGCTAGTATTGAGTGATGATGATTTAGCTCAAGCGACCATGGAAATAGAAGAGGCTAAGACTATGGGCGAGTTTGAAGACGCTCAAATCTACAAGTATCACATCGACTCAGGCGTAGTTAGTAAAAATGAGGTTCGTAGCGATCTTGGTTTGGAAGCCGTATCAGGCGGTGACTCGCCTATTGAAATGATCCAACCTTCACAGCAGTCAGGTGGCGAATGAGTCAAGCGGCTTTAGCTCACGCCAATAATTTAACGGCCCTTGCTCAGTCACATGGGAGGCTTATTGATGAGGCTTTGATGAGTCTTGAGCTTGAGGTGGCAAAGTTAATTGATGGACTGCCTACCCAAGCTGGCGCACTCAATGACCTGTCAGCCGCTATTGATGTTCGTAGGGGTTTGCGTGAGGCAATCGAGGCTCAATTACTTTTGCCTTATAACGACATTGTGGACTCTCTGGATGAGGTGGTCGCAGGGGTCGCCAGCCAATATCAAGCCCAGTTAGTTGGCGGCATATTGCCCTCAAATCAGGCATCCGTTATTGCTGAATTAAAGCGGTTAACCTTTAGTGGGTTTGAGGATATTGCTAACTCTCACTTAGACACTATGGCACGATTAGTTTATCAATCGACTTTAGTAGGTGAGGCTTCAACTGATCTTGTGCAGCGTATTAGGCACTCAATCAATGGGGTTTATATCAGAGCCAATTCAGATGAGATCAATGACCTTGTTGAGTTTGTTAGGGATAACAAAGACGATCCAGCCAAGGTCGAGGCAGTTGATCAAGCGATTAGCAGGCTTCAAAGGGAGTACGCTTCTGATCGAGCAGGGCAAAACTTAAAGCGATATGTCGGGGTTTATTCCCATGATTCGTTAATGCAGTTCTCTGCAAACATTAACTACTCAGTGGCAAAAGAGCTAGGTGCTGATAAGTGGGTTTACTTTGGCGCGTTAGTTGAGGACAGCCGCCCCTTCTGCCAGAAATACAAAGATCAAGTTTTGACCACAGATCAGATTAATGAAATATGGGCTAACGAGACTTGGGCGGGTAAAGCGTCAGGCAATCCATTCACAGTGCGCGGTGGTTATCGCTGCCAGCACCATTTTAGAGCAACCTTTGATGACTGATCTGAAATTTGATGACCCAAAAGTAGCTGAAAGGTATAACGAGGCGGTTAATGATTACACTGATTTATTCGGTGAACACCCGCCAACGATTGAAGCCCCGATACACTGGGATAGTTTAGAGTGGCTTGAATTAGTAGAAGATTGCATTTCAGACGGAGTGCCTATGGATTTTAAACAGGGGAGTATTTTATGAGTGAAGTAGCAGAAGTAATTGAACCAACATCTAGTGCAAATGAACCAGAAAAGACCTTAACTCAGGCCGAAGTAGACAAGATTGTCGCAGATCGTGTGGGCCGTGAGCGCAGAAAGTTTGAGAAGAAATACGATGGGGTCGATGTAGACCAATTCCAAAAGTGGCAGGAGCAACAAGCCAATGCAGAAGAAGAGCAAGCAAAAGCTAAAGGTGAGTTTGAAAAAGTCATCAAGCTACAAGCCGAAAAGAAAGACGCGGAAATAGCAAGGCTGAGTAAATTAGTCACTAATAACGAGGTTGATGGGGCATTGTTAAGGGCCGCAGAATCAGGAAGCGCAATAGCTCCTACTCAAGTCACTGAGCTATTAAAAGGCAAAGTGAGACTAAACAGCGAAGGAAGGGCAGAAGTTCTGGATAACGATGGAACAACGCTATATGGTGACACTGGTGAACCATTAACAGTCAAACAATTAGTTAATGAATTCCTTACGACAAACCCGCATTTTGTCAAAGCCTCTTCTGGTGGCACTGGCTCAAGTGGGAATGTTGGTGGCAATACACAGAAGCCTAAATCTGTGGGTGATATGTCCAGCAAAGAATACGCTGAACATAGAAAAATGATAGGTCGCGGCAATAATGTCGGTGGCTACATCAAACCCATTTCGTAAGGTTTTCTGTTTAAGTTGCCTTGCGTTTGTTTTTAAATAACGTGAGGCACTTACCATGGCAGCATCAACCACAGCAACACTTGACGATCTCTTTGCTAATATTATTCAAGAAGCTATTTTTACGGCTCAACAGCGTTCTCTTGTTCGCAATTTCGTTTCTATCTATGACATTTCTAGTCAGTCTGGAAAGACTGTTCAAGTACCAATCTACCCAGAAGTTGCAGCCGCAGCACTAACCGAAGGAACTGATCTCTCATCCACAGCCGTTAGCACTAGCTCTAAAACAATCACTGTTGCAGAAGTTGGCGTCCAAGCGGTATTAACTGACCTTGCCGCACAAGCTGCCGCTGGTGATGTTGCTGGCAACTTGGGCCGAGTGTTAGGCGAAGCCGTAGCTAAGAAAATGGATCAAGACCTAATCGGCTTGTTCACTGGTTTTTCTCAAGGATTTGGCTCGGCAGGCGCGGAGCTAACTGTTGCTGACTTCTTTAAAGCGGCTGCAACCCTCAGTACCAATGGCGCAAGCGGGGTAATTTCTGCCGTTATCCATCCTCATCAAGCCTATGCGCTTAAAGCCAACATGACTAACACCTTTGTCAATCCGAATGGTGGCGACCTTCAAAACGAAGCCATGCGATCTGGTTATGTCGGTCAGTTAGCTGGCATTAACATCTATGAATCTTCAAACATTGCAATTGACTCGTCAGATGATGCGATTGGCGCAGTATTTGTACCTTCTGCATTAGGTCTAGCCGTATGCTGGGATGTAAAGATCGAGCCACAGCGTGACGCATCCATCCGTGGGTTTGAGTTGAACGCCACAGCCTGTTATGGCGTTGGTGAGTTAGTTGACTTGAATGGCGTTAAGTTAACCTCAGATGCAGCGTTGTAGGGAGTAGCTTATGGCTATGAGTGCCGATAAAGATTTGTCGGCTATCTTACCTGATATTTTAACTCTTGGAATCCCCTCATTTGCAGGGGAACATGCAAAAGTTAAGACCGATATTTTACGAAAATTGCGTAAAGATTGGTGGCCTAAAAAGGGCTTGTCAGGTGAGCTAAATCCCAGCCTTTTAACTGATTCACAGTTTACCAAAGCCGCTGCTTATTTAGTGTTATGGAAATACGCCATTCCTATGCTGGCAACTTGGGATGAGGGCGATCGTTTTTATAAAATGATTTCGTTCTACAAACTGCGATATGAGGAAGAGTGGGACGATGTGTTAATAGATGGGATTTCCTACGATGCAGACAATGATGGTGTTGTGACTGCCGATGAAAGAGAACCCATCCATTTTGGAAGGCTGACACGTTAAATGAATATCAGCGCAACTATCAACACAGCTAAAGTTATGGCGGCTTTAAAAAAGGCCCAACCATCACCACAGCAAACTAAACGCGCTCTAGGTCGAGCAGCGTCAGAGCATATTTTAAATATGTTAAAACGTGTTGATAGTGGTGTTGGTTTAAAAGGCGTATTCAAACCATATCATCCTAAATATGCAATGTTTAGATCAAAAAAAGGCCGAAGTGCTAGCAAAGTAAATTTACAGTTTACGGGAAGAATGTTGGCTAATGTATCGCTGACTTCAATCAGCCCGTCTAAAGCAGTTATTGGCTTTTCTAGCGAAACAGAAAGAAGAAAAGCAATTGCAAATCAAAAGAGGCGGCCTTGGTTTGGAGTGAATAAAAGTGAGCAGAATTTAATTACATCAAGATTTATATTTGAGATTTTCAAATGAGCGTCAGAGAAAGCATTGCCGCAAATATTGTCGAAGTTCTGGGGGCAATGGATGATCCGCTTTTAAAGAAAATCACGCGCCAGCCATTTGATTACGAGCGTCTTTCTAATGCTCAATTTCCAGCGGTGTTTGTGCAAGGTGCAGAAGAAACGAGGGGAGATATAACCCTAATCGGTATTCGTGAATCAAGCATTAATTACCAAATAATTGGCTTTGTGAAAGGGCCAGACATTGATACTTACAGAAACGAATTAATCGAAGGTATTGAGAACGCTTTGGAAGTTGATAGAACTAGAGGCGGTCATGCTAAAGATACTCAAATACTGTCAGTAGATACCGATCAAGGCGCGACTGATCCGATAGGCGGTATTACCTTGACTGTCCAAGTTCGTTATCAATACATGAGAGGTTCTAGCTGATGAAAATGTATAGAGATAAATCATCCGTGATTGTTCACCCTTCACAGATTGAGAATATGAAAGTTCGTGGCTGGAGCGATAAAGCACCAACCGCAAAACCAAAGAAAGTAACTAAACAGGAGGCCGATTAATGGCTACGCATAATAGTTCAGAAGGCATTATCAAAATCGGTTCCGACACTCTTGGCGAGTTGCGGTCATACAGTTTAAGCCAGACTGCGGCAACCATAGAGACAAGCACGTTAAGTGACGCGGCTAAAACCTATACGGCAGGGCAAACCTCTTTTTCTGGTTCTGCGGAAGCCTATTGGGACGAAACTGATGCGGCTCAAACTGCAATCACTGTGGGTTCATCTTTAACGATCTCTTTCTATGCAGAGGGAGCCACTAGCGGTGATAAGTATTACACAGGCACAGTATTAGTTACTGAGGTTGGTTTAAGTGCCGCCACTGATGGGATCGTTGAGACTTCTTTCAGCTTTACTGGTACAGGCGCACTGGCTTTATCTACTGTGTAATAAAAGTTTAACGGCTAGGTCTTATGACTGAAAGGCGTTTTCCCCGATGCGCTTGCCGTTAATTTAGTCGGGGGACTAATTGGGGAATTATTATGAGTGACATTTTAGAAGCAGCAAAAGTACATTTTTCAGATCGTATGTCAGCAGAGCTTAAATGCGTTGACGTACCAGAATGGTCTACAAAAATATATTTCAAGCCAAGCATGAATTTTAAAGATCAGGGCGCAGTTTTAAAGTTGCATGGTGACAATAAGCCAGCCGAGGCGGTCATTATGACGTTGATCATTAAGGCTATGGATCAGAACGGAGTGAAGTTATTCAAACGCGCTCACATGACTGAAATGATGCTCACTGTTGACCCAGAAGTTGTAAGCCGAATAGTCACAGAGATGAGTGACGATGATCAACCCACTGTGGAGGATGCAGTAAAAAACTAAAGCAGGATCATGATTTGCGTTTCGCCATGCAATTAGCGGAACACCTTCACAAGACGTTGGGGGAAATTATGAACCTAGACACTGATGAAATACTACTTTGGGCAGCTTTTTTGGAGTTAAAGAATGGCAAGTGAAAACGTCAACATCATCATCAAAGCGCACGACAGGACGAAGCGGTCTTTTCGCGCGGTAACGATGGGATTAAATGCCATTAAAAAAGTCGCTTTCTCAATGCAGACTGCTTTGATTGCGGTTGGCGTTGCTGGATTTGGTTATCTTGTTAAAAAATCTTTAGAAACTACAGATGCCCTTGGAAAGTTTGCTGACAAGATCGGCATAGGAACGGCTGAATTAGGCGGTCTAAGACACGCTGCCGAGTTGACAGGTGTTGCTACAACAACCTTGGATATGGGCCTACAGCGCATGGTGAGGCGCGTTTCAGAAGCAGCCAATGGGTCGGGTGAAGCTAAAGACGCTTTAATAGAGTTAGGGCTTAGTGCTAAAGCATTAAATACTCTGGCCCCCGATCAACAATTTAGAGCTATTGCTGATGCAATGGAGGGTGTAGCGGGGCAGGGTAATAAGGTCAGATTGGCTATGAGGTTGTTTGATACCGAAGGCGTTTCCTTGGTGAACACCTTAAAAGGCGGCTCTGCGGCTCTAATCGAAATGGAAAAAGAAGCCGAGCGGTTAGGCATTAGTTTAAACCGAGATTTAGTCAAAGGTGTTGAAAGAGCTAACGATGCGCTCACTAACTTTAGCAGCTTTATTGGTGGCGTATTCACACGAACTATCGCAGAGCTTGCCCCTGCTATTGAGTCTATAACCGAGCAGTTGCAAGCATGGTTTGAGATGAAAGCAGCCAGCAGTGGAGGCGTTGCCCAATTAACAAAAAACATGGCAATCAGCATTGTAAGTGCTGCGCGGTCAATCGTGTCTGCTTTTGCATCAATTACAAACTCAGTCATAGGATTTGGAAATGCTTTAGGTGGTGTTTCAAATATATATGAACGAATATTTGGTGACAAACAAACAGTATCAACAATAGAGGCTAGTATTGCTGGCACTGTTCAGCAATTAGAAATGCTTAAAAATTTAAGCAAAGGCAATGCCCCACTAATAGCTTCACAAGCCCCTTTAATTGCAGAGCTTGAATTATCGCTCTTAATGATGCGTGATTTGATAGAAACGGGCGATACCTTACAAGCAAATAAAAATACACCTCTTGTTGATGTGAGTGGAACATTAAACGCGCTTGATTTAGTCCTATTGAAACTTGCAGAAGTCAAATTAACTAATAATGTCGCGGAAGTATCAACAACCGACACAAGCCTAGTTGATCTCACAGCAATGACAAACGCCCAGATGATCGACCTACAAGATCAATATCAAGCCATTTCAGAAGGTAAGGCTTTTGAGCATCAAAGAAAAATGAACGAAATGACTCGCCTTTATTTAATCAAACAATCTGCAATACAAAAAATAGCCAAAATGAAAGACATTGATGATTTAAAGGAAGAGGGAAAAGACACATTAAAAGTTTTAAGCGGCAGTTTTAAAGCGGCTTTTGCGCTTAATAAAGCCTTTGCGTTAAAGGATGCCATTGTTAGTACCTACCTTGCTGTATCAAAAGCCCTCGCTTCTGCACCTTTCCCTATCAATCTTGGATTAGGTGCGCTTGCACTGGCTAATGGCATGGCTCAAGTTCAAGCCATACGCTCGACTCAGTTCCGTGAGAAGGGTGGCCCTATGTCGGCTGGTTCGCCTTACATTGTGGGAGAGCGTGGCCCTGAGTTAATTGTGCCAAATCAAGCTGCAAACGTGATACCAAATGACCAACTTGGCGGTGGAAATTTCACCATAAACATCTCTGCAAATGATACGGCTGGATTTGACCAGTTATTAATGAAGCGCAGGGGAACCATTATGGGGTTAATAAATCAGTCATTAAATGAGCGTGGGAGGCCAGCACTCGCATGAGCTATCCAACATCACCAATTTTTAATGAAATATCTATTGAGTCTGAAAGCCCAACCTTATCGTCTACCTCTGTTAACGGGCGCATTCAATCTCGCAAGATAGGTGGGCAGAAATGGACTTTTACGGCTAATTATCCTCCTATGACTCAGGCCCAATTTAAGCCTGTCTGGGCGTATGTAGTATCCAAGCAAGGCTCTCACGGAGTATTTACTATAATTCCTCCTGTAGTGTCCTCTACGGGCGGCACAGGTACGGGGACAGTGACTTGCACAGCTACGGCAGTTGGCGCAACAGCAGTAACAATAGCTAGCCTAAGTGGAACACTAAAAGCAGGCGATTTTGTAAAATTTGCAAACCACACTAAAGTTTATATGTTAACAGCAGACAGAAATGGTGCGGGAGCGATTGCCATTGAGCCTCCATTAGTTGCTGCAATATCATCTAATGAGCAAATGACATACACCAATGTTCCGTTCACAGTTCGTTTAGCTAACGATTTACAAAAATACAAGCTAGGTGCAGGCCAGCTTTATAGGTTTGAAGTCGATTTCATGGAGGCATTATGAGTCGCGGAATCCATGCTGACGTTATCACTGAGCTTGCCAAAGATTCATTTAATACGGCTCATTTATTGCAGATAGATTTTGCAACCCCGATTTATTTAACTGAGTCGCTTTACTCTATTACGCATGGTGGAAACACTTACGACTCAAGCAGTCATTTTATGAGCCTTTCGGATATTTCAGAAGCCTCAGACATTCAGTTGGGTAGCGTGTCAATTGGTCTTAGT